CCATCCAGCTGGGCCAAAAACGTAGGTACTTTTCTGACGGTCCGCCCTGCCTGCAACACATCTTCTCGGAGGGGCCGGTGAGCGAGAATAGGAACAAGACCCTGTTTAACTGTGGGGTGTACTGCCGGATGAAGCATCCCGACGATTGGGTTGCTCAGTTCGAGAACATGAACCGTACGCTCTTCACTGACCCGCTCGACGCCAAGGAGGTTCTCAACCTCCAGAAGTCGCTCGAGAAGAAGGACTACTTCTACACCTGCGAACAGGAACCGTTCAAAAGCTACTGCGACAAGCAGAAGTGCATGAGCCTGCCGTATGGTGTCGGAAGCGGTGAGACGCCCATGCCACAGATCGGAGGGCTGACCATCCTGCTCTCTGAGCCGAGGCTGTACTTCATGGTTGTTGGAGGCACGACGCTGCAACTCACGACTGAGCAGTTGCAGAACCAACTCATGTGGCAGCGGGCCTGCATGGAGCAGGCGCTCATCATGCCGCCGATCGTGAAGCCAAACCGCTGGCAGGCCATGGTCTCGGAGCTCCTAAGCAAGGCTACCAAGCTTGAGGCACCGGAAGAACTGACCATCAGCGGGGAGTTCAAGGAACTGCTTAAGCAGTACTGCACCAGCCGGATCCGTGCTATGGAAGCCGCGGAGATCGAACTGGGCAAACCGTGGACCGAGAACGGACAGACGATGTTCAAGCTCTCTGGTTTGCAGGAGTTCCTGCGGCAGCGCCACTTCACGCACTACAAGAGAGCCGAGATCCAAGAGCAGCTGAAGAAGCTGAACAATGGCGGAGCATGCCACGGACACAAGGCCATTTACAAAGACGGTGAGCGATCCACGATCCGCGTGTGGTGGGTCCCTGAGTTCGAGACCGTCGAACACAAACTGAATGTTGAGGAGATCAACAATGACATCCCGTTCTAAACTTTTGAAGATCGCCGAGGTGGCGGAATGGTTGGGGGTTGCTCGCTCCACGATCTACAAGTGGATCGAGGAGGGCCGCTTCCCGCCGCCGATCAAGATCGGCGAGCGGGACCGCGCGAGAGTGGCCGCAAGATGGGAAGAGACAACCATCCAGAAGTGGATTGAAGAACGCCGTGATGAAACCCATAGCGAACAGTAAGCTGATCCTCGGGCCTCCGGGTTGCGGGAAGACGCACACGCTTATCAACCTTGTCCGTGACGCCTTGTCTCTGGGGGTGCATCCGTCTCGTATTGGCTTTGTTTCGTTCACGACCAAGGCCATCCGTGAGGCTCTGGATCGTGCCTGCGCTGAGTTCAACCTGACGCCCAAGGACTTCCCGCACTTCCGTACGCTTCACGCCACAGGCTACCACGGGCTGGGCCTGCAACGTGAGGACGTCATGGGCGGCAAGGACTACAAGGTTCTTGGCGAGATGCTCCGGCTGGACTTCGACGGTGCAGACCGGACCTCGGCGGATGACGGCATCCTGATCCCTGCGATCGGCGGCAGCGGCGCTAAGTACATGCAGGGTATCATGCGGGCGCGCTACCGGCAGGTCTCGCTGGCTGACGAGTTCAACCACATGGCCGACCACAACCTGTTCTACAACAAGATGCGGCAGGTGGAGGAGCAGCTGGAGAAGTACAAGTCGGCGTTCCAGAAGGTAGACTTCGTGGATATGATCGACCACTACATTGATCAGGCAATGCCTCCCTACCTCGATCTCCTCATCGTAGACGAGGGGCAGGATCTGACGCCGCTACAGTGGGCCATGGTCCGCCGGATGGCAGAGTTTGCCAACGAGCTGGTGATTGCTGGGGACGACGATCAGGCCATCCATGCATGGACGGGAGTGGAGGTTCGGCTGTTCCTCAACTGCTCCACGAACATCGAGGTCTTGCAGCAATCATACCGTCTGCCGCGCGCTGTTCACGCAGTGGCCGTCAGGATCAGCAGCCAGATCCGCAACCGGTTGAAGAAGGAGTTCTATCCCCGTGACGAGGAGGGGAGCGTTCGTTCGATCATGCGGCTGGAGGATGCGCCACTGGACCAAGGTTCGTGGACCATCATGACGCGGGTCAACAGCTTCATGTGGGATATCGGGGACGCGTTGGAGAACATGGGCCTGTACTACCGGATCAAGGATCGGAAGTCTGTGCCAGAGGATATAATCCAGAACATCAACACATGGGTGCGGCTGTGTAATGGAGAGGCCGTGGAGAAGGGGCTCATCGAGGATCTGTACAAGGCGGTTCCGAAGACGGGCGAAGCGGCAGCGGTTGTGCGGGGTGCGAGCAAGCTTCTCGATGCTGCGGCACCGGACGCGCAGCTGGACCTCATCGAGTTGCAAGAGGCATTCGGGTGGATTGCGCCGTCGCACACGCGGCCCCGTGACCTTCTGCGAGTGAGCGACGACATGTGGCGCTACATCCGTGCGCTGGAGAAACGGGGCGAGGATCTGAGCCAAGAACCGAGGATCAAGGTCAGCACGTTCCACGCCATGAAGGGTGGGCAGGACGACAACTGCATCGTGTACCTCGGGTCAACAAAGGCTTGCATGGAGACGAAGCACTGGGATGATGAGCTGAGGGCTCTGTATGTTGCGATCACCCGCACCAAGCAGAACCTATACTTTTTGGAATCGGACAAGAAATACAGGTACACGATATGAACCGTGAAGACATTCTCGACACAGCGAAGCTTTTGATCTCGGGCCAGCGGGCCGCGGACTACGGTGACGCGTTCGCAAATTTCGATCGTATTGCCAATGGCTGGAACATCATCGTCAACAGCAGCGGCGGGGAGTTGACCGCGCAGCACGTCGCTCTGATGATGGATTGGGTTAAGACCTGCCGCCTTCTGGAGACGCCGAGCCACGTTGATTCGTGGGTTGATAAATGTGGGTACTCAGCACTCGGAGGAAGCTTCTAATGGCGAGAGACCGCAACGATAAGAAGACCGTCGAGTTCATCAGCCGCACAGAGTTTGGCTCGTTGGAGAACATGTGGAACACGCCCACGGAATATCCGGACCTGTCGCGGTATAAGACGCTGGCGGTGGACTTGGAGACGCGGGATCCGAACATCAAAACCAAGGGGCCTGGGTGGGCGCGGAACGACGGCTACGTGGTTGGCATCGCTGTCGCAGGCGGGGAGGAGAGCTGGTACTTTCCTATCCGCCACGAGAACGGACACAACCTCGACCCGAAGATGACGCTCCGCTGGTTCAAGAAGCAGATGGAGACGCGGGACGTTACCAAGGTTTTCCACAACGCCACCTACGATCTGGGTTGGCTGCGGGCGGAAGGGATTGAGGTCCACGGTCGGATTGTCGATACCATGATTGCCGCGCCTCTGATTGACGAGAACCGTTTCAGCTATGCTCTCGATCCTCTGGCCAAGCACTACACCGGAATGCGGAAGGACGAGCGCACCCTGCGCGCGTGGGCACAGGACTTTGGCGTGGACCCAAAGGCTGACATGTGGCGCTTGCCACCCGCAGCTGTGGGAGCGTACGCAGAGCGGGACGCCATGGTTACGCTCAAGCTCTGGAACCACTTCGAAGCCCAGATTGAGCGGGAGAACCTGTCGGCTATCTTCCAGCTAGAGACGAGCCTGATCCCGCTCATGCTCGACATGAAGACGCGCGGTGTTCCGGTTGATGTCGCTCGGGCGGAACGCGCAGGCGGCGACCTGCGGGAAAAGGTTAAAAGCCTACGGGCAGAGATTAAACGGAAGACAGGCGTGGACGTCGATCCGTGGGCCGCGGCCTCTGTGGAGAAGATGTTCCAATCGTTGAACCTCGAGTACCCGAAGACGGAAGCGGGGGCTCCGTCCTTTACCAAGCAGTTCCTGCAGGCGCACCCGCACGAAGTTTGCCAGCTGCTGGTGCGGCTTCGCGAGTTCGACAAGGCGGACGGAACATTCATCAACACCATCCTTGAGCACCAGCACAAGGGCCGCATCCACTGCGAGTTCCACCAGCTGCGGAGCGACGAGGGTGGCACGGTGACGGGGCGCTTCTCTTCCTCGAACCCCAACCTCCAGCAGATCCCTGCGCGCGACCCGGATATCAAGAAGCTCATCCGCGGGTTGTTCGTGCCCGAGGATGGCCAGATGTGGGGGTCGTTTGACTACTCCTCGCAGGAGCCGCGCCTGCTCGTGCACTTTGCTGCATCCCTCCCTGACGGCATGCGGCACCCCATGGTCGACCAGATTGTGGACGAGTACCACAACGGGGACGTCGACCTGCACCAGATGGTGGCAGACTTTGCAGGCATTAGTCGTAAGCAGGCCAAGGTGATCAACCTTGGGATTATGTACGGCATGGGCAAAGCCAAGCTTGCCAACCAGCTCGACATCTCGGTCAAGGAGGCTGCGGATCTTCTGGACACGCACGAGACCAAGGTTCCCTTCGTTAAGGGGCTGGCCGAGATCGCAACGCAGCAGGCTGTCAAGTTCGGGCAGATCCGCACCCTGCTTGGTCGGAAGTGCCGCTTCCATCTTTGGGAACCACGGACATGGGACGCAAATAGCAAGGCGCTGCCGCACGACGAGGCGCAAAAAGAATACGGTCCGGGGATCAGAAGAGCCTTTACTTACAAGGCCTTAAACAAACTGATCCAAGGATCGGCAGCTGACCAAACCAAAAAAGCTATGGCCGACTGCTTTGGTGAGGGTTTGATCCCTATGCTCACGGTTCATGATGAGTTATGCTTCTCTGTAGAGAGCGAAGCACAAGCGGCGAGGATCAAAGAGATCATGGAGACCGGTCTTAACGACGTGCTCAAGGTGCCGACGAGGGTGGACGATGACATCCCCGCGCTCCGTAACCTGCCGAATAATTGGGGAGAGGTCGAATGATCGATAAGAATTTCAAAAGCCTCGGGTTCAAAGACATGCACGACCTGCAGGTCAAGACGCTCATGGAGTTCGTGGCGATGGCCGTGAACCTAGCGACGTTGACCGAGGACTCCGAGATTATCGACGACGTCACAGAATACGCCGACGAGCTGGTCAAGCTGTTCGGCGGAAACGGTGTCCGTCTGACGATCGAGGTCGACGCTCAGCCCATGCGCTGAGCGATCTCCGCGTTGGCGGATTGCTCCGCCAGCGTACCTCCAAGCAAGCTTGGAGACAGGGCCGCGGTCCGCGGACCGAGAACCGGTGCTGCCGGTGCAAGGATGGACGGGCCCACAGGTGGCAGCAACGAGCCTTGCTGCTCGCCGACGGGGCGGAACCCAGGTGGCGGGGGTGGCGGAGGAGCAACAG